TAATGAAAGCAAGAGCTCCTGCTGAAGTTCAACAAGAACAAGCAGCAAAAGACCAAAAGACATCAAATGATATATTTAATTATTTAGTATACTTACTTGACCCTAAGTTAAGTACAATGACTCAACTATTAGGTTCTATGGCTGGATATAATGTAGGTTTAACATCTTTTGATAACAAGGTTGGTCAACAAAGTGAGTATATATTAAACTACGGAACAACTGTTACAGCATCTCAGCCTGTGAGTGAATCCCAATCATCTAAGTATGAAATGTTAGAAGATTTGTCAGAAGATGTTTCAGGTATCCATGCTTTACTAAAAAACGGTATAACGGTTAACATTGGAAGTGTAAGTAGTGTTTCATCCTTGGTTAGTGCTCCAGGTAATTTTACACAGTAGGAGGATAGTATATGTTAAGATTTAATAATGACAATATAATTACAAGTGAGATAAAACAACTCTTAAAAGAATTTAATTTACCCCAATTAAAAGTTTGGAAACAAGGTGTTGTAATTTTTCCTGGTGTTTTTTACATAAAAGATAATAGTCTTTGTGTAGGTGTAGCAGGTCAACCACCCACCCTTAAAGTAATTGAACCATATATTTACAGCAAAAAGATTGCTAATATCACTAAAAATTATATTATATCTGACATGGTTTATGATTCTTATACCCATAAATATCTAGGTGATTATTTAAGGTTTTATAGGGATGTAAAGAAAGTTAATTTAATGAGTATGTATAATTGTTATGCAAATGAATTAGCAAAAAACATTAACATTCAAGTTAGAGATAATCAAAACAACCTTAAATTTATATTTGACACTGAAAACAATAACTTTAAAATTTACATGGTTCCTGTAAAATTCTTTGAACAGTACACAATAGGATTTGAGTGTGATACAAAAATTGAGATTATTGCTGGATTATATGATAATGATAAACTGGTAAACTTCTCAAGCAATCCTGAAGATACAGCCCTTTATAATTCTACTTATGTTAAAAAGGTCGGAACAAAAATTACTACACCATTTTTATACACAAAGTTAGTTGATTTAGGTGATTTACTAACAAGGACACTTTATCTGCAAGAACCTAATTTAAAATTGTTTATTAAAGTTCCTGCTACTTCTACATCTTCTTTAGTTGTACTTGAAGGAGATTATCTTAAGTTTTCTGAATTACACTTTGATGAAGATGACACATTCTCAAGTCGTAAAGTTCCTTTTGAAGTTTGTAATTTTGAAACAGGTACAATCAATATAGATGGTCAAACATTTGTTTATAACGGTGCAAATACAGAAAGAAGATACATATCAAGACCACAACTTTTAGATTTTAATTCAACTATAAGCTATCCATTTGCTTCAAGGTTGATTGAATATATCTTCGGACATGTTATTACCTCAGATGAAGAAATAGGTAGTAATATAGCAAGAATTCAAAAAAGATTGGTTCAAAGATATAATGACTATGTCAAAGACCAAACCGGTGATTTTGTTTACTTATTAGATTTAAATGGTGATTATGTTTTATCTAATGGTACTGCAATCTCAATTGCTGCCTTTGATGCCCTTCCTTCTACTGACCCGAGAAAGAAGATGAGATTACCTATTCATAGATTCATTGGTATGGGTAGTATTGTTAATGAGGTTTCATTGTGGTCAATAAAACTAAGAAATGTTTGCTATGATGCTATATTTAATTCAAACATTGAAACCATACCAAACTCTAATAAGTTTGATTTAATAGGTTTTATTGATAAAGATTCTGAAAAAGCAATAGGCGAATACACGGGAGGTAATTAATTATGGCAGATAAAATAAATCTTATCAATAACTACATATACCTCTATCACACAGAAGAATTTTTGATTCTTCCACTTTACCCTGAAACCATTACAGACTCTATGCAATCAACTTTCAGTAGTACAAATGCTTTAAGTAGAAGTGCACCTATTTTCTCTTACAGTAATTCAGGACCAAGAACTATTCAAATAAGTTTAAATCTTCACAGGGACATGCTTGATGGTGTTAATATCGACACAAGTAATATGAAAATAGAAGATATTAATGATGATTATGTAGATACCTTAATTAAAAAATTACAATCAATTGCCTTACCAAGGTATTTAGTTGGCTCTAAAACGGTTGTTCCTCCGATGGTTGCTATCCGATTTGGTGATGAAATATTCATTAAAGGGGTTGTGACTGGTGGTGTTACAGTAGTGTATGGAAAACCAATTATTATTGTAAACGATAACGAATCAAAATATGCACAGGTAACAATAAGTTTTAGTGTATCTGAAGTAGACCCTTATGATGCAGATTCTGTTGGAAGATTGGGTGGCTTTAGAGGTTTAACTAAAACCAATAATATTATCAGGGAGGAATAGGATATGGATGTATTAACAAACAAACAAAAAAGAACTGACTATGATGCTTTGTCTAGGTACCAACCTTTTTCCTATTACTACCATACCCTTGATGATAAGTTTGTTTATGGGTTAACAAATCATATTCTTACAAACACGGAATATGTTGCACACACACTTACGGCATCGGATACTCTTGACTCTCTTGCTTTAAAGTATTATGGTAGACCGGACTATTTTTGGATTATAGCAGACTTTAACAGAATTAAAGACCCCCTTGTTCCTTTACTTGATTATCTGACAGTTATTAAAATACCTAACTTAGGTCAGATAGCATTTGAGGTTAGATAATGAGCTCTGTAAACTTATTAGGATATACTACAAGAGTTGAAACACCTTTTGTAAAAGTAACTATAGGTGAATATACTTTTGGTGTTTACGAAAATAGAGACCTACAAAGAGGACAAGACTCTATGGGTGTTTACCGTTTGCAAAAAGTAAAGTTCCCAAACTTTATTCAATCTTTAAATATAACAAAAATAAACGGTAAAGTCAATAGATATACTTTAAGCATTCATTACGCTATAACGCAAGATAACGACCCTAACTTCTTTGAGAAGGTTTTTAGCAGTGTATCTAATACAAGAAAAATAGTGTTTAGTTATGGTGATTTATCTGCACCTAGTTATATCTATAGGGATGAACAGGCTATTATTACTTCTATTACATCACAACTAAATGCAGCATCTGCTAGAATAGAGTATACTGTAAGTGCTGTAAGTTCTGCGATACTTGCATCAAGTGGTGCTTGGACATTTAGGGGAAGAACAGCAAAACCAAGTGATGTCATTAAAGAAATACTTTATGAACCTAGATATGGATTACTGGAAGTTTTCCCCGGTATGAGAAATAGAGCTTTAGTAGAAACATTAGGATTAATAGCAAGTAATGATAAGGCAGTAAGATTAAACACAAAAACAAGAATGTCTGCACTTGATTATTTAAACTTTTTAGTTAGTTCTATGTCTATTGATGGAAGTTTTAGTTTACAAAAAACTACTATCTATTCTCTTGTGATTATTGATGATACTAGTGGGGATTTTGAAGGGCCTTACTTTAAAGTAGTTCCGGTGAATAAACTTGCAGATGATTTACAAACATACGAAATTGATGTTGGATACCCATCTCAAAATATTGTTACAGCTTTTAATGTTGACAACAATTTAACATATTCTCTTTTCTTTGATTATCAACAAAGTATTAACGATGCTGAATACACACAAAGAATAGATGATAATGGTAATCTTGTAGAAGTTTATGCACCTATCCTAGCAGCAAACACTGAAACCTTTACAGTAGCGGAATCAGATAGAACGTGGTGGACAAAAGCAACAGAGTATCCAATCACTGCTTCAATCACCCTTAAAGGATTATTAAGACCTGCAATACTAATGACACGTGTAAGAGTTAATGTGTATTACTACGGTAAGAAGCACATTACTTCTGGTCTTTACATTATAACTGCACAAGAAGACCAAATCGACAGTAATGGATATAGAACCACATTAAGAATAACCAGAATTTCTCCTGATAATTCTGAGTTTATTGAATAGAAAAGTTGTATAATATATTATGGTAACAAAAGGATATGTAATTAGAAAATCTCCAGATGCTTCGAATAAGTATTTAGTAAGAATACCTCTTTTTGAGTCTTCAGGTGTAAGCTTAACTTCTAATGATTTAAATTCTTCTATTACTGAATGTACCCTTTCACATAACCCGGGAACATATGAAGCATTAGTACCGGGTGACTGTGTATTTGTAACTTTTGAAGATAACCTTTATTCACGCCCTGTTATTATTGGAAAGTTATTTGTTAAGGTTGAAGAACAATCCTCAGGGTATCAATATAACACGGATTTAAGAGTAACACACAAAGCAACGCTTCCTAATGATACAACAATAGGAAATGTTCCTTTTGATAATGTATTAAATTATTTTAACTCTATTAATGAGTCAATAGATAGGTTAAGCATAGCAACGCAATTTGCTAACATTATTCTGTACCCCACAACTGCAAGTGCAGATGTTTCAGGGTACTTTAAGATGGTCACCAATATTGATGACCCCTCGTACAACACTACTGCTGTAGACATTACTACAGGTTTAATTAACACAGATGACCAATTATTAGCCAGTTTAATATCCGAACCAAATGTTTTAGTTGGTAATCCTGGTATTATTAATATTACTACAATCGGTAATATAAGAAAAACAGTTGGTAATAGTCAACAATATGCAGCTTTCTATTTTAAAGTGTTTAAACGAAGTGAAGCAGGTGTAGAAACACTTATTGCTACATCTGATGAAACATCTGATATTATAGAAGCACCTTCTTATCAAGAGTTTAGAGCCTCAGCATTATTAAATAATGGTATATTTTTAAATACGGATAGAATTGTTATCAAATACTATGCTGACTTAAAAGGTAATGTTGGTTCTAGCTATGATTTCCAATTTGGTGGGACTTCACCTGTTAGAACCTTATTTCCAGTACCTACTGGTTCAATACCCATCCCCAATGCAGAATCTATTTTAACAGATACATCCACTTTTAATAATATACTATCTTCGTCTGATAATAATGTTCAAGATGCCCTAGAGACACTTGATAACCATACCCATAATTTATGGTCTCAAGTTTATAGTAACTCAGCACAGACTATTAGTACAAGTGGAAATACGGATATAGTTATGAGTGCGACCATAAACCGACACGATAAGTTAAGAATCACTTGGTCTTACAGGACAAGTGGCAATGACTTTGTTACAGAGTTTTATATTAGTAGTCTAAATACTCTTGGGGGTTATGCTCGTATACAACAAGCAATCGGTGGTGGTGGAAGTTTCAATACAATGTATGTTGATTGCTATTTAGGGACTGCAGCAGATGTAACATCTTCTACAACCATTCGCTTCTTAAACCCACGATGGGTTTCTGACGAAGGTATAACAACTACAACAAATCTTTATCTGACTAAAATTGAAAGAGGAACATAGAATTTCTCTTAGATTAACTGGCTAAATTAAATGATATGAAATCTATAAATTATAAGGATATAAATAAAAAAATATGATAAGCATTCAATTCCCAAATATGTTGAATTCAAGTTCAACCAATGTCACTAAAACAAATGCACAAGCTACAATGCAAAATCTTTTATCCTTGCTTGGTTCTGAACGTGGGGAACTTTCTGGTGACCCCGACTACGGTGTTGCCATAAAAAAATACATTTTCGAACAAAATAACTTTATTTTAAGGGATATTATCATTGATGAGTTATACACTCAGATAACGACATTTATACCTCAAGTTATTATCAATAGAAAAGATATAAAAATAACGCAAACAGGTATAGGAAAACGTGCTAAATTAGAGGCAACCATTAAAGTTACAAATAGATTAGATTTTACGACAAATACCTTCAACTTAGTGTTATTTAATAATGAGGAGCAATAAAAATGATAAATCAAGAAGAATTGAACATAAGCAACAAATCTTACCTGAATAAGGATTTTCAAAAACTTTACCCAGAAATTTTAGAATTGGCAAGACAATTATCCGCCAAATGGGACCCTTCAACTTCTAACGAAAGTGACCCAGGTGTTGTTCTTTTGAAGCTTTTAGGTTTTATGGGTGACAAAATTAATTATAATATTGATAAAAACATTTTAGAAGCCTTTATGCCCTCGGCAACTCAAGAAAGCTCCATGAGAAATCTTGCTGAGATTAATGGTTACTTCCCAAGGTACTATCGTTCTGCTACAACAGATATTTCTTTCATGTATACTGGAAACAAGCTGGGTACAGACCAAGCCTTTACACTAAAAGCATTTGAAACAGTTGTTTCTGATACCGATAACCTCACTTCTTACACTTTATTGGAAGATGTTATTATCAACTCTAGATTCGTTACGGTTAGAGCCTCTGCTATTGAAGGTATAATAGAACCTTTAGTTGTAAATAACGTTACAGAAATCCATCTTGCAAATTTAGATGATAATAACAGAATATATTTCCCCGAACGATTTGTTGCTGAAAACGGTGTGTTTGTTCAAAGAATAGGTGACACAGGAAACTTCTGGTCTAAAGTTGATAACTTAAACACAACCGAACCTGGACAGTTGGTTTTTAAATTTGGTTTTGACTCAGTTAAAAATTTACCATACTTAGAGTTTGCATCTGATATTTCAAGCATTATTGGTGATGGATTAAATATTAACTACATAAGAACATCAGGCTCTAGTGGTAATGTGAGAACAGGATTTTTAACTAAACTTCTATCGCCATCTCAAATTTTTGTTGATGGTAATAGTTCTATTACTATTTATCCTGACACCAATCAAAATCAAAGTGAAACCACGGTTTTAACTATTAGTAACTTAACCGATTCTAGCAACGGTCAAGACCCAGAAACAATCGATGAAATTTATAACTCTTTCAAGAGAACAGTTGGAACTTTCGATACTTTAGTTACAAGTCGTGATTATGCTAATGCTATTTACAATCTTTTAACTTCTGACAGTAAAAATATCGTTTCTAATGTTCAAGTAGCAGATAGAAGAACAGATATAAACTATTCTAATAATATTCTTTCTTTTAATCAATTCGGTCCTGTTAAACTTAATCTGACAGACAGTGCTGACATCACACCTTTTGATTTGTGCTTATACCCTTTAAATCCTATTAATACTTCTTTTAACTTGACCACCTATAGTAATTCATTTCTACCTTTAGTAGATTTAACAGAGTTAAAATCAAGTATTGAAGATAATAAAACCATATCCCATAACTATAAAAATTTATTAAATGGAGATATTTACCTATATAAGAATTACTATAAGTTAAATGCAAAGATTTCTACAAACTATAAGGTAAATAGTTTTGAACAAAATTCCATTCTTGCAAATATCAATAATGCTTTATACCGTGATTTTAACTCTAGAGAATTAGATTATGGGTACGAAATTCCTTTTGACACATTACTTACCACAATTCAACAAGCAGATTCAAGAATTAAAAACGTTTCTTTAGAAGAACCTGAACTTTATACAAAAGTAATGACTAAGGATAAAACAGAGACTTTCCTATTAGACCCTTCTAATAAAGAACCCTACCTTAACCTTACTGCTAAAAATATTTTAGCTGGACGAGTTTCTTTATTTGATTACAACAATGGCTTTGAATTTGAATTAGGTCAACAATCAGTTTTATTACCCGCAGAAGAATCGTCCCTTGATGTTGATTTTATTCATGAAAGTCTTATTAAATTAACCACGGAAGTAACAATCCCCGAAGCAAGTGTAATAAGTTCGACAGGATATACACTAAAAGAAAATGAATATGTTCAAGCTATTGCTCCAAGTTTAGCAACTGAAATAATTTATCCTACTTATGTAAATTATAAGTGGAATGGTTCCCCTGTACCTGAAAATGAAGAACATATTATTACAGGTGAGGAATATTTAATTGTTAATTATGTTGACAGTAATGATAGTAATATAGCAATAAAGTATACTTCCAATCAAATTATTACCTACAGAGTTAGTAAAATAAGAGAATCTGGTCAGGACTATTATGTAGCAACTATTGTAAGTGAGATAACAGTTCCATCAAATATTTTTAAACCTGTTGGTTTAACACTAATCGAAACATCTGAGTATTCTGTTTCAGGTAAAATAATCACTAAAATACTTAGGTTTGGTAACCCTGAAAGTTCAGAATTCCCTCCCGTATATTTAGATTTCTATACTTTAGGTACAGAAGAATCAATTGAAAAAAGAAAATTTGTTGAAACAACACTTACTTCTACATCCTTACCTTGCTACTGGGTTGTAAATAACGCAGATAATGCTTTATTCACTTCTGCTGATGCAATATATGAAGGCGAAGGAAGTGCAGCAGTTCTAATCGGTTATCAAAAAGTTTTATCTGAAAATGAATACTTTATGTATTCCAATAGTTCTTTAACTGAGTTAGAAGTTTTAGGAAGTGGTACAAGATTAACTTTAAATACAACAACTACAGAAGATTTAAATAGATGGAAAATTGTATTTTCTGAAACAGAAGAAAAAGTAGAAATAACCCAAGTAAGCGAAAAAGGGCTAGCTGCTTTTGAAAGTTTCAATTGGAAATATAGAAACTTCAATTCTACTGATTATAATTTAACTATTGAAGAAATGACTATTTTAACTTTAGGAGAAGGTGATGTCATTAAAATAACAGCCCCTGTAAACTTTCTCGGTGATTTAACAAATGATTGGGTTGAGGTTTCTAATGATTGGGTAATTACTTACACCACAGAAGGTCAAACACAAACACTTCCTACTTATAGTTCAAACTATGTTTGGGAAGTTCGTTCCAGATTAGATTTAAATTCTGGGCCGAGTTTGAAGCAAAAGATTTTAACAAATCAAACTATAACACTCGTTCTTTCAGATGGCTTAGGTGGAGAAAGAACAAGAATATTTAATAAAGCAAATGCACATGTAAATAGTTACATTGTTTTTAACACACTTTTACAACAAGCCGGTGGTGTCGATGTTAACTTAGAAGTTACTTATTTAAGTGGCGAAAAATCTTACGATGTTTCTGCTTATACTTTTAATTATACTGCACCAACTTATACAGAAACAACTGGAAACATTGTCAATATAGAAAAACAACTTTCTGGATACTATCAAATCAATTTGGCTAATCTTGAAGTAGATTCTATAGGTATATCTCAAATACAAATTCCTGTTGTATCTTATTTTGTTGATACCGTTGGTAATCGTGTTAGTGAAGATGGTGCTACACAATTAATGATGATATATTGGGACAAAACAGAGGGCTCATTGACAACTGTAGAGTTAGAAACTGTTGCTGTTAATGTTGGAAACGGTATAAGAAAATATAATTCAGGTGATGCCTTTTCTGAAACGATTCAGTTATCTCCTGGAATAAATATTATAGAAGTTTATTCTATTTATGATTTATTCTTAAATATAGATGACCCCTCATCAGGAACTGATGTACTTCAATTAAGTCCTTTCTCTGTAACTTCTGGATACAACTCAGCAATTAATTTGGCTGTGAGTGATTTTGAAGGAACTGGAGGTATTCTTGAAAAGATTGCTGCATTAGATACTCAAAACATATTTTTCTACAATGGAACATTAGACAGTGTATCATTAATTGAATTTAATGATATTTCGGACCCACGAGCATTTTTTGATTCCAATAACTTGGCTAATAAGTTTACGATGTCTCAAATTGATTTTGTAGGCTCGAGAATAGAGATTGTGAGAACATCTAGGATTTAAGTATGATTAAAACACAAAGACAGGTTCCTGATTATTATTATAACGAATCAAGAGACTTCCAGTTGCTTGGTAGAATTTTTGAAGCTGTCTTTAATCATTCTAAAACGGGAACGGATACAATAGGCAATACACCTTTATCTAGTAACTATGATGATTCTTTAGTGGACTTAATTACAAAAACTGTTGGATTTGAATCTAAAAGAAAGTATGATATTCCAAATCTTTTAGCATTAGTAAATTCCTTTAAAGGTATCTTAAAGATAAAGGGTACTAAAAAATCTATTGAAGACTGTGTAAGGGTTTTATTAAAGGCTCAAAATATAACAGAAAAGTTTGAAGTTGTAATTGATTCATCATCAGTTGAAACAAGTGAAGAAATAGTGTATAATAGAGAAGTTCAAATCTACATTCCAAAAGAAGTTAGAGATGTTGCCTTGTTAGAAGATATGTTAGATTACGTATTACCGGCAGGTTTTAACTACATTATTATCGTTGCCAGTGTTAGTGGTCAACCCATTGGTTCTGATGCTGTATCAGTAGATATTATTCAAACAAGTGAACCATATTCAGGTGAAGAGATTGGCATTATAACTCCTGGACTAGTAACATTAGATTCTGATGAGTTAAATAATGCGACAAGTGGTTTAACAGATAATACGGTCATTGTGTGGCCAAGTAACGAATAAAGGAAGGTAAAAATATGGCAAAAACAAAAACTACTAAACAAACAAATGCCTCATTGGGGTACATTGGAAATGTTGAAATAAAATTAGTTAGGGGTAAAAAGGTTATTAAAACCATTAAAACTCATAACGACGGTAAACTTCCTTTATTTTCATTCCTTGCTAATGCTCTAATTGGTCAATTTGATTCAGGTGGAACACCTAGATATATTATGGTAGGCAATGGGGCATCAGATGCAGTTGCAGTTCAAATATCAACTAACGCTATACCATATTCAGGTGTATCAATTGAAAGCAGTAATACCGAAAGTGATACCCATGCAAGTGCAGTATTCAAATTTTTAATACCATTCGCATCTGTATCGTTAGGTTCAGAGATTAATGTAATAAGATTGTACAGTCAAAATTCTACAAGTTGGGGTAATCATATTGCTTACTTCTTACTAGATGAACCCATAGTATCAGACGGTAAATCAAACATCCTGATTACGTGGACGATGAAGATTACAAATCAAGCACAACAAGTTGTATAATAAGGAGATAACATATGGCAAACATTAAAAGTACAGCAGTAAAAGTATTCCCATCAGCGTTTAGGGGACCCTCTTCAGGAACAACAAAGTATAATCCTGAATCAAGACTCAACACTGAGTTCAATGTGACAAACCTAACCAATAGGCTTGCCTCAAGGGATAGTTTTGTTATTGATTGGAATTCCGGAACTAAGATTATTAAATTTAATATCCACGGATATTATTTTGAAGCTAACCTTACCGAATTTTTAGGTGTAGGTGGAACAGGTGCATCATGGACAGATGTGTATGCTTCTATTAAGGTTATACCTTTTATTACTGATGAAGGTGAACCATCTGCTCCAAATACAAAATATAAGGGTTTTACTCTTGTCGGTGCGAATGATACAGTTGGTTTTATTACAGAACCTTCTGGTAGAATCCTAGATGTTGATACTGGTGGTACTTATTTCTTTGAGGGTTTAGACCTTACACAAACACCACGTACACCTGCTAGCGATGTTTATGAATTAAAAATACTTTCTGGTGGTCCATCTTCATGGGCAGTTCCTTTAACTAGTCTTTTAAAATTTGAAGCAACTGATGTGGAAGGCTTACCAAAAATTAATGATGATTTAACGTTAAATACCTCTGATACTGTATTTGCTCCTATTACTGCTGGAACATCTAGCCAAGTTCTTGTTTCTGCTGGTGGTACCTCTGCACCTGTCTGGGCAAACCAATCTACCGTAGTAGCAGGACAAGCAGAACAATTAACAACAGCGAGAACTCTTTGGGGACAATCTTTTGATGGTACTGCGAATATTGATGGTACGATTGAAAATACAAATAGTATTACTCCAAAATTAAATAACGTATCATCTGTCGGTTCTTCCTCTAAAGTTTATGCTAATGTATATGCAACACACTTTATTGGTGACCTTACAGGTAATGCAGACACTGTAACAAACGGTGTTTATACATCAGGTAATCAAACCATTGCAGGAACAAAAACTTTTAGTTCAACAATCTCAGGTTCTATTGATGGAAATTCTGCTACTGTAACAAATGGTGTTTATACTAATGGTAGTTATTCTGACCCATCATGGTTAACCATTTCTAAATCTAAAGTAGGTTTAGGTAATGTGGACAACACCAGCGATGCCAATAAACCTATCAGTGATGCTACACAAGATGCCTTAGATTTGAAAGCACCGTTAGCATCTCCAGCATTTACAGGTACTGTTACAGGTATTACTGCTTCAATGGTTGGGGCAGAACCTGCTAACGCAAATATTCAATCACATATATCTTCGACAAGTAATCCTCACGGTGTTACCACCGCTCAAATTGGAGCAGAACCTGCCAATGCTAATATACAATCCCATATCAGTTCTACAAGCAATCCACACAGCGTAACAAAAACACAAGTAGGTTTAGGCAATGTAACAAATGATGCCCAAGTTAAAAAATTATCTGCATCAACAAGTGGAAATGTTCCAACTTGGAATGGGATATCTGGTAATGCTCTCAATAATGGGTATACAGTTCAAACAACTTTATCTAGTTCTACTACAGCACTGGTTAGGGCAGATGCAATACAAACTGCTTTAGACCTTAAAGCTGACCTAGCTAGTCCAAACTTTACAGGAAATCCTACCGCCACTACACAAGCTTCAAGTAATAACAGTACACGTATTGCTACAACGGCATTTGTTCAAACTGCCACAACCCCGACAAGGGAATTGATAGGTGTTCTTTATTCAACGGCATCAAATGCAAAAAATGATACAGGTGCAATTCTTAATTTATCCTCTGCTGGACTCTCTAAAAATTGGACAGAATATAAGTATATATTAATACAAGCAGTAAGTGCTTCTAATTCACCTAACTTAAGATATGGTACTGCATTAATACCTGTCTCTGAAATTCTATCGCTGTTAGGTGTTGGGGGAGTAACAAAAACATATACTGTTATGGCATCTAGAGATACTTATCAAACAATTTTTTCAGTCCTTATGATAGAGGTGAGATTTACCTCCGGTGACGAAACAAGTGTTAGAGTTTGGTTTAGTTATTCGAACAGTAATGATGATAGAGTTCAGATTATCGGTATAAATTAGTTTATAAAATTGTATAGTATAGTGAACACATAAATATCATATTGTAAAGGAGATAAAAAATATGAGAAAATTAATCGCTTTTAAGGCTGCATGGTGTGCACCCTGCAAAATGTTAACCCCAATTTTAAAGGAATTACAATCTGAAGGTTATGACATCGAGATGGTTGATGTTGATGAACAAACAGAATTAGCAGAGGCAAATAGTGTAAAAAGTATACCCACACTTGACTTCTTTGAGGATGGTAAAAAATACCGTCGTGCATTAGGTTTTCAAAATAAAGAACAACTTATAAAATATTTTACGGAGAAAGCTTAGTATGTTTGTTCAAAAAAGAAACGGTACGATAGAAGTTTTAAACTACAAAAAAATTGAAAATGCTATCACAAGAGCATTGGCAAGTATTGGTAGTAAAGATTATGGTCTTTTACCTCAACAAGTTGCCAATGATGCAGTTACAGATATTGCTGCAACCAATAAGGATAAAATTCACGTTGATGAAATTCACACTATTGTAGAAAACATTTTAATGAAGCGTGACCAATACGAACTTGCAAGAGAATATATTGGATACCGTGTAACAAACAAAAGAAGTATCTTTAAGAAGAGGGCAAACTTAAAACCTTACGAATATCCTGACTTATTAGAATATGTTAATGCCATTAGACACTCTTACTGGGTTCATACAGAGTTTAACTATACAAGTGATATACAAGATTTAAAAGTTAAGTTATCAAAAGAAGAAGCAGAGATAGTTAGTCGTGCTATGTTAGCCATCTCTCAAATCGAAGTCCAAGTAAAGACTTTCTGGGCTAAAGTTGGGGATAGATTACAAAAACCAGAAATTCAAAGTGTAGGTGCTACCTTTGCAGAGTCTGAAGTTAGACATGCTGATGCATACTCCAACTTACTTGAATTAATGAACTTAAATGATGAGTTTAAAAATATACTAGACGTTCCAGCCATTCAAAGAAGAATTGAATACTTAGACCAAGCAATTAGGTATCAAGTTGAAGATAGAGACTATTTTAAAAATGTAATACTATTCTCCATGTTTGTAGAGAATGTATCTTTATTCTCCCAGTTCTTAATCATGATGTCCTTTAATAAACACAAGAATGTTTTGAAGGGTATCTCAAATGCGGTGGAAGCAACCTCTAAAGAAGAGGATATCCATGCAAGATTCGGATTTGAGTTAGTCAATATTATAAAGAAAGAAAATCCAAAGTGGTTTACAGAAGATGTTATCAATGCCCTTAAACAACTTACTCTGAGTGCTTATCAAGCAGAAGCAGGTGTGGTCGATTGGATTTATGGGGATAATGACTTAGATTTCTTACCTAAAGCATTAGTAAAAGAATTTGTTAAAGATAGATTCAATCAATCAATGAGAGCCATCGGTTTAGAAGATATATTTGAAGTCGATAAGAAGATATTAAAAGATACAGCATGGTTTGCTGAAGAAATGTTGGGAACTAAAAACGTAGACTTCTTTGTAAAGAGAAGCACAGCATATTCTAAAAAAACCAAATCATTTACAGAAGACGACTTATTTTAGGAGGAATGACCAATGGCATTCGAGTGGCTTAACAAAGAATCAAGAAAGTTTCTATCTCGTGGTTACCTTATGGAAGGACAAACCGCAGAAGAAAGAATTAGACAGATTGCCGACAAGGCAGAAGAATACTTAGGCATTCCCGGATATGCTGACAAGTTTTATAATTATATGGGAAAAGGTTTCTTTTCTCTCTCTTCACCTGTGTGGTCAAACTACGGTATAGAAAGAGGATTACCTGTTTCATGCTTTGGTTCATATATTGAAGACAGCATGGAATCCATCTTATATGGACATGCAGAAAACGGTATGCTCATGAAAGGTGGAGGTGGAACTTCTGGTTATTTTGGTGAATTGCGTGGACGTGGTGCTCCCATTAAGAATAATGGTGAATCAAGCGGTGCAGTTCATTTCATGAGAATGTATGATACTTTATCATCTGTTGTTTCTCAAGGAAGTGTTCGTAGAGGTTTCTTTAGTGCTTACTTACCTATCGAACACCCAGATGCAGAAGAGTTCTTAGACATTGGAACAGAGGGTAATCCTATTCAAGGTCTCACCCATGCTATCACTGTCACTGATGAATTTTTACAAAAAGTTAGAGACGGAGATAAACATGCTCGTAAACTATGGGCAAAGGTATTACAACGTAGAAGTGAAATAGGTTATCCTTATATCTTGTTTACAGATAATATGAACAACGGAAGACCCGATGTATATAAAGATAAAGATATGCCTATCTATGCAAGTAATATGTGTTCAGAAATAGCACTACCTTCAAACCCTGAAGAAACCTTTACTTGCGTATTATCGTCAATTAATCTCTTACACTGGGACGAAATTAAAGAAACAGATGCTATTGAAACACTTACATACTTCTTAGATACAGTAGTCACTGAGTTTATTATCAAAACTGAAGGTAAGGAATATCACAAACGTGCTAGAAACTTCGCCATGAGACATCGTGCTTTAGGTCTTGGTGTTCTTGGTTGGCATTCCTATCTTCAATCAAATATGCTTTCTTTTGAAAGCCGTAGTGCCGCTAAGAAAAACTTAGAGATTGCCAAAACCTTAAAAGAAAAAACTTATAAGGCATCTGCTGAACTTGCCAAGATGTTTGGTGAACCTGAACTTCTTAAAGGATATGGTCGTCGTAATGCAACCTTAATGGCTATTGCTCCTACGAAGAGTTCCTCATCTATCTTGGGACAAGTCTCTCAATCTATTGAACCTGAGTTCTCTAACTATTACGTTAAGGATTTAGCAAAATCTAAAACAACGATTAAGAATCCTTATCTTAAACAACTTCTCAAGAATTATGAAAAGGATACAGAAGAAGTGTGGGATTCAATTCAAAAGGCAGATGGTTCGGTTCAACACTTAACATTCTTAACTCAAGAAGAACGAGAAGTGTTTAAGACATTTGCAGAAATCAATCCACATGCTATTATAGACCAGGCTGCTGTTCGTCAAGAATACATTGACCAAGCACAGTCTATTAACTTAATGATGCCAGCCAGTGTTCCAGTTAAAGAGATTAATGCTCTTTACCTGTATGCACACGATATGGGTATCAAAACGTTATATTATCAATTTGGTATGAGTCAAGCACAAGAACTATCCCGTAAAAAGGTTATGAATGAGGGTTGTGTGAGTTGCGAAGGTTAATTTATAATAAAAAGTTGTATAATAGTATAATAAAAGAGGAAAAATTTAATTTATATGGAAAATAAACCTAATTATATTGTATGTCCTAAATGTGGTGCAGAATACCTGCCTGCAGAAGTATTCTATCCAGAGGAGATACTTGGAAGTCCTGAGAACATTATAAAAGATAAAAAGGGTAAAGTTGAATTCTTTATCGGGGAATCAATTGATTTTACTGAGGAGTTTACTTGCGACATCTGTGATTGCAAATTTACTGTGGAAGGTTCTGTTAAGTTTTCAACTAAGGAATCTGACCGTGCTAAGTTTGATGAAGACTATGAAACAGTTGTTTTTTCTAAAAGGTCTTCATTACAGGAAAACTAAAAAGAAATTTACATGATAAACATTTTCGAAGATAAAACGAATAAGTTATCAGGGAATACTTCGTTATTCCTTTCTTTTTCTTTTAATCAAGATGTTATCAATATTATTAAATCAAGTGGTTCAGCCATTTATAACAAAAACACAAGGTTGTGGGAAGTTCCTGTTACAAGTCTTTCATACTTATTAGATAACTTAGTATACTTCGATGACATCACACTTAAGGTAAAAGAAGAGGATGAAAACAAGGAACAAGCTAAACCAATTCTGGAATATAAGACAAAACCCTTCCCTTACCAGTTAGATGGCATCACCTATGGTCTAAATCATGATAAATGGCTTCTTTTAGACTCACCAGGGCTCGGAAAATCTCTCCAGGCTATTTACCTTGCCGAAGAACTAAATGCTCAACGTGGGCTTAAACACTGCCTTATAGTGTGTGGTGTAGCAACCCTAAGGGCTAACTGGGAAAAGGAAATAAAACGTCATTCCAATAAAGATGCCATCATTATAGGTAAGAAAACAACCTCTAAAGGTAAAGTCAAGTGGGAAACTGTTCCAAAAAGAGCAGAACAACTTAGAAACAAGATAGATGAGTTCTTTATTATTATGAACATTGAAACCTTAAGAAGTAATGAGGTTGTAGAAGCATTAAAGGAAAATGTTAATGAAATAGACATGATTGTCTTTGATGAGGCACATAAGGCAAAAGGATGGTCTAGCCAACAAGGTAAAAACCTATTAAAACTTAAAGACTTCAGGTATAAGGTAGCATGTACAGGTACAATTCTCATGAATAATCCATTAGATGCTTATGTTCCCTTAAAATGGATTGATGTAGAAAGGTCTAATGTTACTACGTTTAAAAATCAATATTGTGAGTTTGGTGGGTTTGGTGGCTATGAAATTATAGGATTTAAAAACCTTAACTTACTTAAAGATGAGTTAGAAACATGTTCATTGAGACGAACTAAAGATTTACTTGATTTGCCACCTAAGAACATTGTTAATGAGTTTGTTGAACTTTCTGAAGAGCATAGAGCCTTCTATGATAGTGTAAAGGATGGGGTTAAATCTGAATGTGATAAGGTTGAACTTAACAGTGCTAATATTCTGGCCCTCACAACACGTCTAAGACAAGCAACAAGTTGTCCGAGTGTTCTGACATCAACCCCCATCATTTCGTCGAAATTAGAGCGTGCTATGGACCTTGTAGAAGAGATTACGAGCAATGGTGACAAGGTGGTTATTATGAGTACCTTTAAAGAACCTGTTTATATCTTAAAAGAGGCCCTAAAGAAATACTACCCAGTTATCGGGACAGGTGACTTAAAAGATTCAGAAGTTTCCGATAACATAGACTTGTTTCAAAACAGTGAGAAACATAAAGTTTTTATAGGGACAACAAGTAAGGTAGGAACAGGTATCACTTTAACAAGGGCAAGATATATGATTTGTATTGATTCCCCTTGGACAGCAGCCTTACAAGAGCAGGTAGAAGATAGAATTCACCGAATAGGGTCAAAAGAACCTGTATTCATTTACAGGCTTATAGCTGAAAACACAATTGACGTGATGGTGTCCAAGTTATTAGAGAAGAAAAAGGCTATCAGTGACTTTATAGTAGACGATGTAAATGACGAAGATACGATGCATATATTAAGAAATTATATAAAAGAGGAAATTTAAAATGAAAAAGACATTAGTTATTCACCCAGCAGACCAAACGACAGACATGTTGAAGTTAATCTACAAAGATAAAGGCTTTACAGTTGTTAATGACGGCTCCACCAAGAAAGATGAACTGTTGAAAATGATGGAAGAACACGATAGGATTATCATGTTAGGCCACGGAACACCTTCAGGATTATTAAATCCTCAATTAGGTGGTTATTTAGTTGATAGTTTTCATGCTAACACATTAAAAACTAAAGAAACTATCTCTGTTTGGTGCCATTCTGACCAATTTTTTAGAAAACATGGCATGAAAGGTTTTCACACGGGTATGATTATTTCAGAAGTTTATGAAGCACTTGCTGTTTTAGGAAAAGCACCCTTGGATGATGAGGAAACTTTGGACAACATGATTATGTTTTCAAAAATAATCGGTGAATGTATTGACTTACCACCTGAACAAATGAAAGATTATGTTTTGCAACATTACGTTGGAAATGATGAAGTTACACTTTATAACAGAAAAAACATTCTTGTTTTGTAAAAATAGTTGTATAATATTATGTAAACTTTGAAAGGAGACAAAAATATGAAACAATTTGTTAAAAATTATGCATATTATCCCGGAGATTTCAGAAAAAAAGAAAAATCTATGGATATTACTGACCAAATCAATCATGATTTAAGAAAAAATCCATCATGGTCGATTAAGGGCATGCATTTTCTCATGGATGACACTGTTTGCACTGTTGTATTTGATATTGAAGAATCTAGTAGGGTTTTAAACGAAAGTGTTAAAACACACAACTTCCAAGAAAAAGAAGAAGCAAGTTATCTAGAGGATGCCGATGCTTCATCAGAAAGTATTAACTAGAGGTAATAGGTGAAAGCAAGCCCTATTTGGATGCCCCGATATTGGGACAAGATGGTTTTAGTAGACAGAAAAAATATAGGTAGTGGTAAAAACTATCTGTATTTTGTCGTTGATGCAAAATATCCTTACCTTTATTCCTTCGATGGGGATAGAGTTAAGAAAGAATGTAAGTTAACATCAAACGGTAAGATATACTGCTATCAAATACCTTTAGACTGGTTAAACAGTGAAGGTGACCTTCCTGAAGAATTCCTTCCAACTAAGAATAAGGAATATCAAAAATATCAAAAGACTTTAAAAAGAAATAAGAGCACCACTTGACAAAGGTTTAAAAGTATGATATAATTATATACAGATAGGACAAAATCCTACCTAGATATAGTGGACATCTTGTTCTTTAAAAATAGTTGTAGTAAAAATAACTATTGACGAGTATAACAAGGTGTAGTATAATTAATTACAGTGAGGTGAAAAACACATGATAAAATTATTACACATTGAAAAAAACATTCCGGTGAAAGTCCTGAAACGAGTGGAAAACATTCAACGCAAGCTTGACGTTGGTCAAATGGTTTTGTCACGACACATTCAAGAACACTTAGAGGGCGGTGACCACAAACATGGTTATACCAAAGAAGGATTAATGTCTTGCCTTAAAACTTTAAGCACGAATCCTGTTGACCCATTTGAAGTTGAAGTGGATGTTAAGGATGCTAATTCTTTCTATATTACAAAATATGTTGTTCGAGTTCCTTATGACAGCAAACGTGATATTAGTGTTTCTATTCGTGGAAACAAGATTATAACAGCTTGGTTAAATCAAGTAGATGATATTCACCACACACTTGATTTGTCTAAATATGATGATGCCTTTTAAAACTTAACAATTCTTATTTGACAAATTCCTAAAATTATGATATAATATGTTAGAGAGTATCAATCTCTCAAAATAAAACCTGAGGAGGTTTACATAGATGTTACAAGATATGTACAAAAGTTATGTTACGAGTGCAAGTTTACTTGGAGACTACAATGCGATGTCAAAAACAGAACTTGCCAATGGTTATTGTGATGCAGATGATGCACATGATGAACAAAAACGGGACCAATATTATTCTGCATTAATGCTTCGTTATTGGTATAAGATTTATGATTTTTCAAATTCTTCGCATTCTTTAAAGTTAGAACTAGATGATTTTGCTTCATGGGTAAGTGAATCTTTGAATGTGGGTTTAAAATATCGTCGATGGAGAGACTCTTCTCATCCATTGTATACTGACCCTAACGGACCTGATAAAATTTTTAACCGTTCATTTTATTCTACTCGTCAACGTTGGTATAAATATTTTAACCAAGATAAAAGAAGGGTAGACCATTTTAACTCTGTTATGCTTGAAGATTGGGTTGAACCGGTAGAAGATGATTTCATGTCTTCCACTTCTGATATAGGCCGTTATGCAGACCGTGTTTTTTACGAATCAGGTAATTATTCCACTTTAGAAATGGAAAGTTCAACCTATAGTCTTGTTCAGCACTTTATAAATAGAGGTAAGATTTTAGAAGCAATCATTGTTGACTCCATTGCACATCAAGTTAATTTTGATTCTAAAAAGGGATTTGACAATAAAAAAGTAGTTAAGTTACTAAATTCATTGGATGGTAAATATATCTCTTATTTTGAATCTACCTATCGCATTGATAAGTTCAAAATTAATGATGCTGTTACTAACATTGTGAAATTGCCTAATAGAAAGTTGTATAAATATATTGACAACACGTTAGAAGATGTTCGCAATGATGAAATGTTAGTTTCCATGTTGAAAGGTTAAGGTATTAATTAATGTATTATAGATATATTATTGTCAACACAGACTTAATCCCTATTTTAACTTTAGAAGGAGCTGTTTATTACTCTGAACTTTCTACAATTCATGCAAAAGCAAAAGACAAGAATAAACTTCTCGATAATGGTTTCATCAAACTGGACCGTAATTACATTGAAAAGAAGATTTATGTCAGTGTTGAAAATCAACTTAAATATGATGAATCTTGGAAATCAATTAATCTTATCAGTAAAGACCCTATTGATACGAATGTATTAAAACTTAATGAAGAAGTTATGAGAACATTACTTGGTGAGGATAAAAAAACGATTCAGGAAATAACTGTCCATCTTCAATCATCGGTAAATAAGAGCCGTGATAAGAAGGGTGTTGATGTTGAATCTATTAAGGCTAGTATTCGATGTGATGACCCTGATTTATTACCACTATGGTGTACTTATGTCGACAGTGCATCTCAGGTAAGAGTTAAAAATAGAAAATTAACTTTAGAGGGGTTTAAAATCTTTGAAGAGGATTTAATAGAGTATGCTAACGGTAATAAAAACGTTTTAAGAAAACTTATTAGGATAGCTATTTCAGCTCAGTCCTTAGATTCTTCCTGGGTTACAGGTAAGTATGAAAAATCATTACATGCAGATGATACATATGATTATTCATCAAAAGAAAAGAAAAAATCACCTATACCTTTAAGTAAGGAAACATTTTAAATAAAGGGAAAATAAAATATGGAATTATCAGAAATTCTTTCTAAGTATGGACGTGTTGAAGCAACTTTCTATGATGGTAAAGTTAGAGGAAATATTAATGGTTATGGTTTAGAGATTGAAGAATTTAAATATGGTTACACAGTTTACCTTTTTCTTAATGGTGGTATAAGAAAGTTCTTTGAGACTATTAGTCAATTGGAAAGTTTCTTAAATTCATTAGAGTAAATTGTTGACATTCATAGCTATTAGTTGTATAATAGTTATGTAAGCCTCTCGTAGCTCAGGGGTCAGAGCAAGCTCCTTATAAGGGCGAGATGGAAGTTCGACTCTTCCCGAGAGGACCATATATGCCGTCATAGCTCAATTGGCAGAGCAATTGATTTGTAATCAATAGGTTGTAGGTTCGAGTCCTATTGACGGCACCAGATTAAAAATTAAAAGAAAGGATATTATATGGATTTAATTATCGGTGCGATTATTGCTTTAGCCGGTGTTGGTTTCATGTATTGGAACTTAACTCCAGACAGTGCTCCAGATAGCTTAGTAGGATATTTCTTTAAAATCCTCATGATGGGGATTACCTTAGTGTTAATTGGATTTGGTTTATTAGCCATCTTTTAATATGAGGACCTGAGCATGTCTTAAAACTACTCTCTTGAGCATACCCCGGTAGCTCAGTGGATAGAGCATCAGCCTTCTAAGCTGTTGGTCGCAGGTTCGATTCCTGCTCGGGGTGCCATAAAAATTAACGGAAGGAGGGTTATTTAAAAAATAACGTTGTATAATAAGATATGACAGATATAAAACAATTTAAATTAGATTACCTGTATAAAAAAGCTCTCCTTTCCGATAAACAAAAGAAAAGAATAGATTTAAGGTTAGATAGTGATTCTTCTGACAAAGCAGAATTTGCTGAATTAAAGTTGATAGAAGAATCTATAGTAGACTTTGTTAATGGTGGACATCATTTGTACATCCATTCAACTATCTGCGGAAATGGTAAAACTTCTTGGTCCATAAGGATGGTTCAAGCATACTTTGATAAAATATGGTTAAAAACAGAGTTAAAGTGTAGAGCCTTATTCATTAGTGTTCCAAGATACATGCTTGCTATCAAGGATAATATCGACGAGAAGAATGAGTACGTAAGTTATATAAAGAAGAATGTGTTGACAGCAGACATTGTTATCTGGGATGAGGTTGGAACAAAAGGTATGACAGAGTTTGAGAGGGAGAATATTTTTAGTTTAATTAATGCTAGAATAGATGCCGGAAAAACAAACATATATACATCCAATCTCACCGACGACGAATTATTGAGGGCAGTAGGAAAAAGATTACATTCCAGAATCTCAAAAACGTCACACAGTATAGAATTAAAAGGACAGGATAAAAGGATATTCAAATTATGAAAATTATTAAAAGAAAGTATTTTATGTCGTTAGTGTTTGACTTAGTGTTATTATTAGTTGGAAGTGGTATTCTGTATCAACTTTCGTTAAGTGCCTTAAATCAAGTTAGTTTAAATGCATTAATTTATGTAATCATTAACTCACTTATTTTAGGTGCCGTGTTACTTGACATTGTGTTCGAGTACGCTCTTTACCGACGTGCTTTATTAGTGGCAAGTGTTGTTGCAGCAATGACACAACAAGATTTAGATGAAGAAGAATATTTACAATAAAGTTGTATAATTAACCGGAAGAGGTGTTAACTGATGATTCAATTACAGTTTTTAAATTACATACTAAACTCAAAGGATACGTCCTTAATTGTTTTAAACAATCTTACTGATAATCATTTCAGTGATTACAAGGGTGAATTTAGTTATGTTAAAAGACATCTTGACCGTTATGGGAATGTTCCAGACATGGAAACCTTCCTTTCTTCTTTCCCTGATTTTGAGGTTATTAAAGTAAATGAAACACCTCATTATCTTATTGAAGAATTATTTACAGATTATAAGAAAAGAAAACTTGCAGAAGTCTTTAATAAGATTAGAACTTTACTTATGAATGGTAAGGTTGATGAAGCAACAAGTTTATATCAACAAGAAGCTGAAAACTTTTATGTAGGTGTTTCTTTACAGTCTGTAGATATTCTTAGAGATACATCACGCTATGATGCATACTTAGAAAGAACGAAAGATTTTACCAAGTACTATATTCCTACAGGTTTTAAAGAGCTTGACCATATTATTGGTGGTTGGGATAGACATGAAGAACTTGCAACTATTGTTGCTCGTACTAACTACGGTAAATCTTGGATTCTTTTAAAGTGTGCTGCAGCAGCAGCTAAGCAGGGTCTTAAAGTAGGTATTTACTCTGGAGAAATGAGTGAACGTAAGGTTGGTTATCGTATTGATACTTTAGTTGGTCATATTGCCAATGGTAGTTTGATTCACGGTAATATTTCTGTCCAGGCAGAGTACGAACAATTTATTCAACAATTACCTGAAATGTTTACAGGTTCCCTTAAAGTATTAACACCTAACATGATTAATGGTCCTGCTGATGTTAATGCATTACGTTTGTTTATTGAAAAAGAAGAATTGGATATCCTATTTGTGGACCAACTATCTTTATTAGAAGACCACAGACATGGTAAGACTCCAGTTGAAAAAGCCGCTAACATCTCAAAAGACTTAAAGAATCTCCAAGTTCTTAAACGTGTTCCTATTGTTTCTGTTTCTCAACAAAACAGAACTAAGAACGAAGGTGGAGGTGTTGACACAACACAAATCGCACAGTCAGACCGAATTGGTCAAGATAGCACATGTATTATATTCTTAGAACGTGATGAAGACATTATCAAGTTAAACTTGGTCAAATCACGTGACAGTGCTAATGGTAAGGTCTTATCTTACTTGGCAGACTTCAATAAGGGTGAATTCACTTTTATCCCTGAAGAGATTGAAGGTGGAGAACAATCTTTCCAACCTTCTGAAAGTAGTGAGTATTTAGTTCCACCAAGCCCAAGTTCCCCACAAAGAGAACCTGCTGAAGAGGATGTGTTTTAATGATTAAAATAAATGAGTCACGTTATATAGACGAACCCATTGAAAAAATCCTTGAACAAATAAGACAAGAAACCTCAGACAGAGGTGATATGTACTTACGAGATATCATCAAACGTGGTGATAACTTTGTAGTAACTTGTCCATTCCATGCTGACCACAAAGAAAAGAAACCTGCATGTACGGTATTTGGTACTGAACATAATGATTTCAAAGAAGGTGATTACCATTGCTTTGTGTGTAATGCACACGGTTCATTTAATAAGTTTGTAGCTGGATGCTTTGAACAGACGGAAGAGTTTGGAAAGTCCTGGTTATTAGAAAGGTATGGAAATACTTTCGTAGAGAAAGAACTTTACCTTCCTACCATTGACCTCGGCCTTAATTCAACTGGATATGATGATTACTTAAATGAATCAATATTAGATACATTTGAACCTCATCATCCTTATATGGAAAAAAGAAAACTTTCAAAAGAAGTTTGTGAAATGTTTAAAGTAAAGTATGACCCCAAGACTTCAAGTATTGTATTTCCTGTATGGGATGAACGGGGTAAACTGTACATGTTAACAAGACGTTCAGTAAAAGACAAAACATTTATCATCGATGCAGATAAAGAGAAACCAATCTATCTAATGAATTTTATTAAAGAAAAAGATATACAGCATGCGGTGGTGGTAGAAAGTCAGATAAACGCATTAACTTGTTTATCATTCGGTCTGGCATCTGTTGCTACCTTCGGTGTAGGAATAACACCAAAGCAATTTGAAATCTTTAATAAAAGTAATGTTAGACATTATATACTAGCATTTGACGGGGATGAAGCGGGAAATCGTGCTGTTCAAAGATTTATGAAGAATATCAGAAAAGATGTTTTTATAGATGTAGTGAGATTGCCTGAAGGTAAAGATGTCAATGATTTAGATAAAGAACAGTTTATACAATTACTAATAGATGCTGGTGTAGATTACCATGCATTAAATACTCAATATATGGAAAAGAGGAATAATTAATTTATGACTTAGTTGCAAATACTAAAAATAAGTTGTATATTAATATAGAAAGGAGAAACATCTATGCTAAACTTAGAACTTAAAGTTGAAGAAGTGCAAGCAGTGTTAAATGCGTTATCGCAATTACCATTTGTTCAAGTAGCTGCTTTGATTGGTAACATTCGTGCCCAAGCAGAAAAACAACTTGCTAATGCTCAAGCAGCTTCTACACAACCTACTACAGACGAAACACAAGACTAAAAACTAAACATTAAGAGGAAATTTATGGCAAACATTAGTTATGCAGATTACGAAAACTTGAAGAGCAAACCTACTAATAAATCCACTAAGGAATATAAAGTAGATTACTTTTCACTCAAAGATGATGGAGATGAAGCGATTGTTCGTTTTCCTTACACCTCCGCCCAAGAATTCAATATCGTGACAGTTCACGTTATTAAAACAACGAACAAAGACGGTAAAGAAATATTTAGACGTGTCTCTTGCTTGCGTGAAGCGGGTGACCCAGTTTCTAAATGCCCACTTTGCCTTGCTGGTGATAAAGTTGTTGATAAATTTTTTATCAAACTTGTAGAATATGTCAAAGACGGAAATGGTCGTGTTGTCCCTAAGGCAAGAGTCTGGGAACGTCCAGCAAACTTTGCACGTAAGATTAAATCACTTTTAGATGAGTACGGTGACTTAACAAACCACATCTTTAAAATTAAACGTAGAGGTGCACGTGGAAGTATGAAGACAGACTACGACGCTATCTATATTCCTGAAACCTCACCTATCTATAAACCTGAAGTTTATTTTAAAGACTTCTCAGATTTTGAAGGGTTCAAAATTGCTGGAAACTTCTATTTAGTGAAAACTGAAGCAGAAATTAACAGTTTCTTACAAACAGGTGATTTCCCACGGGTTGAAAGTACAAATCAACCTCAAGGTCAAAGTTACACTGGCCCTGTTGCTACAAATACTTCTACAACTAGTTTTGTTCCGCAACAACCAACATCTGCACCTACAGTAGACACTAACCCACAAGGTTCAGTTAATCCTACTGAAGGTAGACCGCAACGTTATAAATTTTAACCTGGTAATTATTGATGATTAATCTCTTTGGGCTTGAGTTAGAAATTACTGACTCAAAAGAACAAGCAAAAAAATTAGTTGAAAAAGCTAAGAATCCCAAAGAACCAAAAGTTACAGTTGAAAAAAGAATTAAATCTAAAAAGGTATCTGTTGAAGAGAAGATTGGTTTAATAACAGAAAAAGTCAATAAGACTCTTGAAAAACAAAAGGATGACGTTATTGTCATTCGTACAAGAAAAGACTTGACTGACTATATTAGCCAATCTATCGCCAACGATATCCTTGCAGTTGATACAGAAACAAACAACTCCCTGGACCCGTTAACATGTAAGTTAATGGGTCTATGTCTTTATACCCCCAAAGGTAAAAAAGCATATATTCCCGTCAACCATGTTGACTACAAAACAGGTGAAAAACTTTCTGACCAACTTACAGAACAAGAGCTTAAAGAAGAATTAAGCCGAGTTGTTGATGCTCAGATATTAATCTTGATGCACAACGCTAAGTTTGATTTTCAAGTCTTAAAAACAACTTGTGGCATTGAGGTTCCTTGCTATTGGGATACAATGATTGCGGCCAAGCTTATTGATGAAAATGAACAAGCAGGGTTGAAGAATCAGTATATTTTACATATTGATTCAGAACAAGAAAAGTATTCTATCGAACAGCTTTTTGAAAAGCAGGAGTATGCTATTTTTCCTCCTGAAGTTTTCGCACTGTACGCAGCAACGGATGCCTTTATGACATACCAACTTTATCAATGGCAAAAACCAATCATGGAAAGTGAAAGTTATTCTAAAGTATACAACCTCTTCCGTGATGTTGAAATGCCTGTTATTCGTGTTATTGCAGAAATGGAACTTGCCGGTATTGAACTTGACAAGGATTATGCAAATAGACTAAGTCTTAAGTACCACAAGAAGTTAAATGACTTAGATGAAAGAATAGCGTCTGAATTAAAGAAATATCAATCTAAAATAGATGCATGGAGACTTACTCCAGAAGCAAATGAAAAACCTAAAAATAAAGCAGGTGACGGTGAAGGTAAATCTAAATCGGAACAATTACCTGATGAAATCAACTTAGGAAGTCCTACACAACTTGCTATTCTCCTATATGATGTTATCGAAGTAGGACAAGTAAGTAAAGAAAGTCCACGTGGAACTGGGGAAGACATTCTTAAGGCACTTAAATTGCCTTTGGCAAAACTCCTCCTAGAAAGACGTGGATTAGTTAAACTATTAGATGCTTTTATCGATTCATTACCTCAAAAGGTAAACCCTATCGATGGAAGGGTTCATGGCCACTTTAATCAATATGGTGCAGCAACTGGGCGATTCAGTTCCAGTGACCCGAACCTTCAACAATTACCAGCATCCAATAAAGAAATTCGCATGATGTTTAAAGCTAAAGAAGGTTATGTATTAGTTGGTTCTGATTGGTCTCAACAAGAACCAAGACTTCTATCAAATTATTCTGGTGATGAGGATATGATTCAAGCCTATAAAGATGGGAAAGACTTATATGCCACCATCGCTAGCAGTGTTTATAAAAATGATTACTGGGATAATATGGAATACCTTCAAGATGGAACACCTAACCCTGACGGTAAAAAAAGACGTAATGCCTGTAAAACACTTTTGTTAGGTATTATGTATGGGCAAGGTGTTACTGCTGTTGCTGAGAGTATTGGCAGCACTATTCCAGAAGCTCAAGCAATTATTAACGAATTCTATGACTCTTTCCCTAAAGTAAAAGGTTGGATGGATGAAACCATATCCTTTGCAAGGGAGCATGGGTATGTTGAAGACTTATGGGGAAGAAGACGAAGACTGTCTGATATCTCACTCCCTAAGTTTGAAGTTTATTTTAAGAAGACTTCTGAATCAGACTCTACTTTTAATCCTATACTGGGTGTAAAAAATACCAGTTCTGAAAACCCCCTGATAGTAAACTATAAAAAAAGTTTACGTGAAGCAGGGCGAGACAGGGAAAAAATAGATAAAATAGTTCAAGAAGCATCTAAACACGGTATTACAATTAAGAATAATGGTGGGTTTATTGCTCAAGCAGAACGTCAATGTGTTAATGCTAGAATACAAGGTGGCTCAGCTACAATGGCTAAAATTGCCATGAATAAGTTATTTAGAGATGAAGAGTTAAATCGATTAGGGTTTAAACTTCTCTTAACGGTGCACGATGAATTAATTGGCGAATGCCCTAAAGAGAATGCAGACCAAGTTGCCAAAAAACTAACCCAAGTCATGAAAACATGTATCGATGATGTGTCTGCTGTCCCATTCAAGTGTGATGCAGATGTCAGTGAGCATTGGTATTATAATGATTATGTAAACACTTTAAGACAGGAATACAAAAAAGTACTTCCAAGTCTTAGTAAAGAAGATGCGTTGAATTTGGTGGTATCTGAGCACACTGAGTTACCGGCAAGTAAGATAGTAGAAATACTCAGTGAATAAGTTGTATATTAATGGGAGGACATATCTATGATTATACAAACAAAAATATTTCAAGACAGTTGTAAGAAGATTTTAGATGCAGTTACAAATAGCTCATCTACAATTAACGAAACACTTGAGTTAGAAGCAGATGGTCAAATATTACACTTGAACGTTACAAACAAGGAATATTACGTTTCGGTTAAAATGCCACTAGACGTGGAAGTAAAACTTCATGCTGTGGTTAATGCCCAGTTATTTTTAAATCTTATTAGTAAGATTACAACTGGAACTTTAGAATTAACAACCGGTGATAATACCCTAATCGTTAAAGGTAATGGTAATTATAAAATACCGTTGATTTACGACGGGGATAAAGTTGTAGAACTTCCAAAGATTACAATCGACAATGTCACAAACACTTTTACTGTTAAGGGTTCTATTCTTCACTCTATATTGAAGTATAACACTAAAGAATTATTAAAGGGTGGTGGTTCTTCACCTGTCCAAAAGTTATTCTATATTGATGATAAAGGTGCTATTACATTTACTAATGGTGCATGTGTTAACAATTTCTCCCTAGAACAAAAAGTTATTTTAACCCTAACAGAGAAGATTGTAAAATTATTTAAACTTTTTAAATCTGAAGACATAAACTTCACCATGGGATTTGATGAACTTCAAACAGGTATAGTTGCTCAAAAAGTTTCATTTTCAGATGACCAAGTTACGCTTACCTCTATTATCACAACAAAAGAAGAACTAATTAACAAGTTCCCTGTTCAAGGAATTAGAAAATGGGTTGATGATTCTTATGACTACACTATTACTGTTGATAGACTTGCTTTGTTAGAATCTATTAATAGGTTATCTCTTTTCTCTAAGAATGGTTCTGACCTAGGATTTACAAATATGTCTTTTGGTGTAGAGGGTGTTACTATCTTTGATTCAACCAAAACCAATAATGAAGAAGTTAAATACGTTAATAATGTTTCAACTCTGGTTACACCGTATGAAGCAAAATTTAATACAAACGATTTAAAACTTACATTAGAAACATCAGAAGGTCAATACATTTTAGTATCGTTCGGTAATCACAAAGCAGTTATTATTAAACGTAATGATATTAATAACATTATACCTGAGGTACAAAATTAATAGACTATGAGTAAGGGTAAGCAATTTGAATTGGTTTTAAGGGAGGATTGGAAATCATCTATGCCCAAATCTACTATAGATAGACTTTATGATTCTGTCAGTGGGTATAAAACCATTTCTAACATCAGTGACTTTATTGCCTATAAGATGCCTTACATATTCTACTTAGAGGCTAAGACAATTAAAGGAAATACCTTCCCGTTTCAAAATCTTACTCAGTATGATAAGTTAACTGCAAAGGTTGGTATAGATGGTGTGAGAGCAGGAGTAGTTATTTGGTTTTATGAACACGATAAAGTAATCTATGTTCCAATATCAACTATAACCAGAATGAAACAAGATGGTAAAAAATCTATTAATATAAAGACGATAGATGAAGAAGGTTACCGATATGTAGATATACCTTCAGTTAAAAAAAGAGTCTTTATGACATCTGACTACAGTGTGTTGATGGCAACACAAGAAGGAGAATAATATGGCAGAAACATTTCTAAACAATTTAGATACGGAGAAGATTGATGCGTTGTTATCTGAGACAACATCAAATGTTACTTATTTTAATAATGCATGTGCCGAAGTCATTAAAAAGTATAGTGAATCACTTGATAACTTGATGAGTGATTTATACATTGAATGCATTAAAGATGGCAATGCAACCGTTTCCACTTTAAATAAATATTACTTAGAACTATCTAATATGGTTTACTTCATGATTGATAAGTTAGAACAACTAGGTGTCTATGCAGACATGGCAAAGAGTGCTTCTAAAGAAGTTTACTCAAAGAGTTATTTATCTAATCAGGTTAAAGAGTCTGGAACAGGTAAGAATAAAACTACGGTAGCCGAACTTCAAGCACAGGCTGAATTATCATCTCAATATGAATCTGTGGTTGCCTCTATCTATGACCACGCATATAAAGTGGTAAAAGGTAAACTTCAAAGTGCTCAAGACATGATGAACACCTTACGTAAGATTCTAACAGTAAAAGGAACTGAAATGCAACTCTCTTCTTTTGGTCCTCAACAAAATAGAAGTGGATTCAGTGGTAACGAAGAATGATTCATGTAATTAATATACCCTTAACTTTCTATTATGACGGAGAGGATATTACTGTTGATTATTCATTCAATATTACTGAGAACCTTCAAGATGTTATTGAATATCTATTTGAAGAAGAGTATAATAGTAAGTATATGTATCATTCCTGGTATTTAGAAGAAGGTGCAAGAGAGTTCGTTCAAAACTTGCAAACACTGTGGAATAACAATTCTCTTGATACATGGTCTTTATATACTAAAGACGGTAAGTTCACACAATGGTTAATGGAGAAGTATTATGAAGAAGCCCTTAATCAGTACTTACATGAAACTAGTATGGAGTATGGAGAGGCATGGGACGAAGATATTAAAGATTTATATGAAGACGAGATTGATTAGAAAAAATAGTTGTATAATTATACAGAAAAGGAAATAAATTATGAGTGATTTATCATCAGTATTAAAAGACATCGGTAAGAAGTATGGGGCCAACGTTGTTAAGGTTGGTGTTGACGATTTAGCCATTGATGGTGTTTTATCGTTAGGTTCGCCTACTTTTGACTATTGCGTATACGGGGGAATCCCTGAAGGACGTATTATTGAACTTAGTGGTTCTGAAGGAAGTGGTAAAACTACAACAGCCTTTATGATTGCTGGTTCTTATCAAAAAGAAGAAATCAAACGTAATCCTAAGAACCCACGTTCTATTATCTTATTAGATAACGAAGGAACAGCTGACCCTATCTGGGCTAAGAAATTAGGTTACAATATGGATGAGGATGCAAAAGTTCCTACTATCATCATTAGACCTGAGGGTCAAAATGCAGAACAAATATTTGATATGGCATTAGATATGCTTAAAACAGGGGAAGTGGGATTAATGATATTTGATTCTATCGCTACCCTTGTTCCTCAACAAATTGCTGATGAGTCTATGGAAAAGAAGCAAATGGGTGGTATCTCAGTTGCCTTAACAAGATTCGCAAACACTGCTATTGGTTTATTACGTAAGTATAAAGCAACCCTAGTAGCAATTAACCAAGTTCGTGAGAACTTAAGTGGTTATGGTGACTTCTTATTAACTCCGGGAGGACGTGCTTGGAAACATGCCTGCTCCTTACGATTAATGTTTAAACGTGGTGAATTCTTCGACGACGAAGGAAATAAACTTACTAAGTCAGCAGAATCTCCAGCAGGACATATTATTGAAGTTGCTGTTCTTAAAACCAAAGTTTGTAAGTGGGATAGAAAAGTAGGTTACATGCATTTAAACTATGTTAATGGTGTAGATTATCTAGAAGATACGATTGACGTTGCTACTCACTTTGGATTTATTGATAATAGCGTTCAAGGTTCCTATAACATTGTAGACCCCGAATCTGGTGAAGTGTTAACTAAAATTCGTGGAAGAAAGAACGTAAAACCGTATTTCTTAGAACATAAAGATGTATGGAATAAGTTGAATAAGTCTGTTTATGACAAGTTGTCTGCAAAAGATGAACTCAGTATCACAGCATTTAATAAAATGTTAGATGAAGATATTGAAAAGAAGTTTGGAGTAGACTTAAAAAAAGAGGAGCAAGATTAAATGTCAAGACCTACAGTTAATAGAATCGTATTCTTAAAAAGAAATTATAAAAGAGTAGAAGACCTTTACTACAGAATTTCACAACAAGTCCAACTGTTAATGGAAACAGGATATGTTTGTGTCATCTCTGAAGTATATTCCGGTGAAGGTGCAATCGTAATTGAATTTAACCCTAATGCCGTCAACATCGACTTACAACAACCACATTGGTTATATCCTGATGAAGCAGAGTATTTAGAGAACTATCAACGTGATGTTGAAATTGATAACTTAGAACAAGAGTTAGATGAGTTAAGAGAACAAAAAGAACTCGATGAAGATGATGTTGATGAGTTTTTCCGCTCAGAGGACAAGAAAAACAATAAAGGTGATGCTTAATGGCAAAAGAAGGTACAACTAGGTATTTCAGCGACATACAAGAAAAGTCTGTCTGTAAGTTACTTGGGTCACAGCAAACATCAAACTCAGGAGCAGGTAAGTTCCGTAAAGGGGATTGCATTCATCGTAATGCATCTCTTTTAATTGAGTGTAAAACTGTTGTTACTGATAAAGAGTCAGTATCGATTAAGAAAGAATGGCTGACAAAGAATAAAGAAGAAGCATTTACACAAAGACTTGGTAATGGTGTTATTGCATTTAACTTCGGACCTAATCAACCAAACTACTTCGTTATCGATGAGAAGATGATGAAGTTCTTAACTGAAAAATTAGAAGAAGAAAATAAGTAAGGAGAGTAATTATGTCACAGTTAGTTGTTAATTTACCTTCCATTAATGTTTGGGTCAGAAAGGAATATCTTACTGACTTTCAACATGGCAAGGGTGAATTCGTAAGAGGGGTATGGATATCTGCTAAAAGCATTCCAGGTAGGGCATTCTATTTTGAAACGTACTTACCTGAGTATGGTGCTATGTATGATAAATTACCCATCTCTGCTTTTGTAGCAAGTCCTGTGACACCTACACCTGACTTAAAGTTACCTGACTTGCAATTCTGGAACTGCATGGATTATGGTATTACTGTTATTAGAAAATCATTTATTAGTTCCATGGACTTTGAGTTATACACACGTTCCGGAACCAAGATGAAAGGTTCTTACCTGTTTACACTTGACAATTACCATGGGGATGTTAATATGATAGATACGAATACCTCAGAGAAGCCCGATGAACACAAGTCTCACAATGTAATACAATTAGCAAATGGTCAGTTCGCAATCTACCCAAACAATAGAATGAGAATCTATGACCTAAGTTTAACACCAGAAAAACCGTTAAGACCTGATTTTAAAGTTTCCACACAAATATACCAAGTAGAGAATGGATTAGACTGGAAGAGATTAGGCGATACAGACGAGTATTTCTGGAAGAACTCAGACGAAGATTTTGAAAAGTAAACAAAAGTGTTGACAGAATTAAATGTACGTGCTATAATTATTTACGTAGGAGGTTAATAGGTTTAGTAGAAAGTCGTTTACCATGGGCCTGTCATGGTTTCGCTTAGCATATCAGAGTCTCAACTGCATCGGTTGGTCACCTAAAACCAAAAAAACAATAACTGCTAAATCTTTATTTAGCCGAGTCGCAGCCTTCTTCAGCAACATGTTTGCTCCTGTAATGGCTCTTAGCTACTAATTAACCTGTAGCAACTCCGGAGACCTGTGAACGTCTAGTAGCAGCTCACTCCGTAATAACTAGACTGGCAGAAGTTGACTTAGTAGTTTCTCATCCTTCTGCGAGAAATAGAAACTAAGAAGATACAGTTATCGTCCATTATGATTGTATCTCCACCTAAAGTGGAACAAGATGTAGATGTTGTGATGAAGGATGTTAATACAGGGGTTCGACTCCCCTCAGGTCCACCATCGCCAGTTGGAGAAGTGGCTTAACTCACTACCCTTTCACGGTAGCATTCATGGGTTCGAATCCCATACTGGTGACCAAAATTATTTTCAAAGTTGTATAATAGAATGTGAGGTAATTATGATAACAGAAGAACAAATACAACAAAACAAAGAAAAGTTCATTGAACTGGTTAAATCCATTTCAATTGAAGGGGCCAACATTGATGGTCTTATTTCCTTTTTAGAAGGAAGTGATTTCTTTACAGCACCGGCATCTACTCAATACCATTCCTCTTTTAAGGGTGGTTTATGCCAACACTCTTTGGGTGTTTATTATAACCTGCTTAAAATCACAGATACCTTTGCTGTTGAACACGAAGTTGTTACATCTACAACTGAAGATGGCATTGAAGTAGAAGAAAACATTGTTAAACCAAAGTATTCATCCGATACATTAAAGATTGTTGGATTACTTCATGATTTATCTAAAGTTAACTTTTATGAGAAGTATGTTCAAAACAAAAAGCTTTATTCACCGGAAGGTGGTAAACATGATGAACTTGGTAGTTATGATTGGGTTTCAGTAGAATCCTATAAAGTCATTGATGCCAGACATCGAACGATTGCAGGTAGTAAAGGTATGAACTCTTTTATGCTTGTCAGTAGGTTTATTCCCTTAGAACACGAAGAAGTCGTTGCTCTTATTAATCAATATGCGGGAAGCGATAAGTCTGAAAACACTGAAGATTTACCATCTATTCTAAATAAATATAACTTAACCGTATATCTTCATATGGCAGACACTATCTCAACCTATTGCACGGAACGTATGGAATGAATAAATTAATTAAAGCTGAACTTAACAAAGTATCTGTTGCAAATATATCTAACTATGATAAGAGCAAAGGTGAGTTCTTAATTCCAAGAATCACAAAAATTCGATTAGAAGAAAACTCTTATTATATTATTAAATTAGATGAAGCCCTGCTTAACCCTAATGAAGCATCTACCCTTTCGGTTAATTGGAACCAAGGAACATTACCCCCACATAAGTATTTGAAAGTAGATGTATCCAAAGTCATGGGTAAAATGGTAAAAGTTAATAGTATAGCATATGACTATGAAAATCAAAGAGACCTTAATGCTTCATGGTCTGGCTGGTTACCTATAGCACAAATAGAAGTATTAGAAAAGATTTAAGGAGATAAAGATGGCACAATCATTAGCAGTAAAATATAGACCAAAGGTTTTTGAAGATGTTGCAAGTCAATCATCGACAGTAACTATTTTAAAAAGACAATTAGAACTTAAAAAGTATTCTAATGTTTATGGTTTCTCTGGACCTTCAGGTGTTGGTAAAACAACCCTTGCCAGAATTTTTGCTATGGCCATCAATGGTGGGCAAGGAAACCCTATTGAAATAGATGGTGCTTCCAATAACGGTGTTGATAATATCCGTAACATTATTCATGACGCAAGGGAAAGAAGTATTGACTCTGAATATAAAGTAT